TTGATGCACATGGTTTGTTTGACTTGAGCACATCTTTGCCCAAGAAGCCAACTGATGTTGAGTTGAAGGTAATCAAAGAGATGTTCGAAGCATCAGTTGATGGCCAACCATACGACACCGAGCGTTGGGGGCAATATTTCCGTCCTGCTGGTGTACAAGCACCTGCTGGTTCGGCAGCACCTGCATTGGCAGTAGACGGCCACGGTGATGTTCATGAAGTAGCGGCCAAGCCTGCACTCAAAGTGGTAACACCTGCACCTGCAAGTGACTTTGATGAAGACGATGCTCCTGTGGCAACTGCACCTGTGGCAAAACCTGCTGGTGGTGGACAAAAGGCTGAAGACATTTTGGCCATGATCCGCGCAAGACAAGCCAAGTAATGCAAACTAAGTAAGGAAGGAACTTCCTTACTTTTTTATTATGACTTCAATTCGAGACATAGCAAAACTAAACGGCGATCTTACATATTTTACTGGCAAACCTTGTAAGCGTGGCCACCTCTCTGACCGCAGAGTTTCAAATTACATTTGTATTCAATGCGCCAAAGACATATACATAGTTGCTGATAGAGAAAATTATCGCACTGATAATACATTACAAAGACAGTTCAATACTAGAAGACAATCAGCATTAAGAAATGGTATTTTGTTTACAATCAAATTTGAAGACATAGAGCAACCAGAGTATTGTCCTGTATTAGGTATTAAATTAAACTATGGGTGGAGCGGCGAAGGTCTTAGAGATGATGCAAAAGCAACAATTGATAAACTTGTTCCAGCACTAGGATATGTTCCGGGCAATGTGTTTGTCATAAGTTGGCGAGCAAATAAACTCAAGAATGATATGACTGTTGTTGAATTAGAAAATATTTTAAGATATATGAAAGAGAGAATATAATGGGTAAACCCTTTGATGTCAGTAAATTTAGACGTGAAATTACAAAAAGTATTGATGGCCTTTCAATTGGCTTCAATGATCCAACAGACTGGATCTCTACAGGCAATTATGCCTTAAATTATTTAATCTCGGGAGACTTTAATCGCGGCATTCCCTTGGGCAAGGTCACTGTGTTTGCCGGCGACTCTGGTGCAGGCAAAAGTTATATATGTTCAGGAAACATTGTAAAGAATGCACAAGATCAAGGTATCTTTGTAGTGTTGATCGATAGTGAAAACGCTCTCGATGAAGACTGGCTCAAAGCACTTGGTGTTGACACCAGTGATAGCAAACTGCTTAAACTGTCAATGGCTATGATTGATGATGTGGCCAAAACGATCTCCACATTCATGAGCGACTACAAAGCACTGGCTGAAGGCGAGCGTCCTAAAGTTATGTTTGTGATTGACTCATTGGGCATGTTGTTGACACCCACAGACGTTAACCAGTTTGATGCAGGTGAAATGAAAGGTGACTTGGGTCGTAAACCCAAGGCACTCACAGCCTTGGTTCGTAACTGTGTGAACATGTTTGGTAGTTACAATGTGGGCCTGGTCTGTACCAACCACACATACGCAAGTCAAGACATGTTTGACCCGGATGACAAGATCTCTGGAGGTCAAGGTTTCATCTACGCCTCATCAATTGTGGTTGCCATGAAAAAGATGAAACTCAAAGAAGATGAAGATGGCAACAAAGTGTCGGATGTAAACGGTATCCGTGCTGGTTGTAAAGTTATGAAAACACGCTATGCCAAACCCTTTGAAGGTGTGCAGGTCAAGATCCCATACACAACAGGTATGAGTCCGTATTCGGGTTTAGTTGACTTGATTGAAAAGAAAGAAATGCTCAAACGTGAAGGCAACAGCCTGGTGTTTACCACAAGCGAAGGCGAAGTTATCAAGAAATTCCGCAAGGCATGGGAAAAGAACGATGAAGGGTGCTTGGACAAAGTTATGGCAGACTTTGGAAATCAGAAAGCCGAGGTAAGTACTCCGGAGGAAACAACTGATGAGTGAAGCAATAGCCAGTGAAATTTGGGGTGAACTCAAGCGTTTTGTAAACACAGTGGATCGTGCCGAAGCCGCTGAAACTGTGATACAGATCTTGATGGACAATGATAGTGACGTAGAGGATATTCGTGATGCTTTTAAAGGCGACACGGATATCAAACGTGCCCTAACAGCATATCTTGATAACGACAAGGATTATGTTGAAGAAGAGGACGAAGAACCTGAAGACGAAGACTACAACGAAGACGAAGACTGGGAAAACTAATGTGGTATAGCCGCGTAGTTGCTAGTCTTAATTCTATTCCAGACTTTATCAGTCATTATGAGCGTGAACTCAACGACGCCAAAAAAGACTGTAGAATCTCGGGCATAGTAGAAAAAAACATCACAGCATTACCGGGCATTACCGAGCATCGTTTCAATCAACTGCAAGAAATTGAGGCGGTGCTCAACTATCTCAACATCCAACTGCGAAAGATACGTAGAAAACACTTCCAAAAGTACATGGAAAACTATGCTCGTGCTCTAACATCAAGAGATGCTGAAAAGTACACAGACGGCGAGGATGAAGTAATTGACTATGAAACCTTGATTAATGAAGTGGCATACTTACGCAATCGCTGGCTAGGCATTCTCAAAGGACTAGATACCAAACAGTGGCAAATGGGACATGTAGTTAGACTTAGAACAGCAGGCATGGAAGATATTCAGGTGTGACCTGTCTTGTGTGATACATAACAGTATGAAAAAGACTGCATTTGTTACAGGCATGACTGGCCAAGATGGCCCGTATCTTGCCAAATATCTAATAGAAAAAGACTACCATGTATATGGGCTAGTCAAACGCTATTCAAATCCCAATTTAGAGAATCTCAAATGGTTGGGGATTGAAAACGACATTGAACTCATCACAGGTGACATCACCGATGAGAACAACATGAATCATATCATGCAAGGAATAAAGCCTCAAGAAGTGTACAACTTGGCGGCTCAAAGTTTTGTGGGTATCAGTTGGGAATTGAACAAACTCACTACCGAAGTCAATTGCATGGGCCCACTGAACTTGCTCAATTCAATCCGCCAACACAATCCAAACGCACGGTTCTATCAAGCCAGCACAAGTGAAATGTTTGGCAATGCTACTGAACCGGGACTGCAAGGTGAGGCAACACCATTCCGCCCACGAAGCCCATATGGTGTAAGCAAGTTATATTCACACTGGATGACCATAAACTTCCGTGAGAGTTACAGTCTATATGCTTGCTCGGGTATCTTGTTCAATCACGAATCTCCCTTGCGTGGTCGTGAATTTGTCACACGCAAGGTTACAGATGCTGTAGCACGTATCAAACTAGGACTAGCAGATGATATTACACTAGGTAATTTAGATAGTGCTCGTGACTGGGGTTTTGCCGGCGACTTTGTGGAAGCCATGTGGTTGATGCTACAACAAGAAAAAGCCAGCGACTATGTGATTGCCACTGGGCAACAGCACACCATCGGTGACTTGTGTCGCGTGGCATTTGAACATGCAGGAATTCAGGAATGGAAACATCTAGTAAAAAGTGATCCACGATTTAAACGTCCAGCAGAACTTTACAGTCTACGTGGCGATAGTGCTCGTGCTAGAGAGCAGTTGGGTTGGAAGCCACGCACCGACTTTGATGCCATGATACGTGACATGGTAGATGCTGATCTAAAGAGACTGCAAATCAATCGTGGACCGTGGTAGATAGATGGTATCGCCGTCAAAATCGGCTACTGATTCATAATCTAGTTCTTGTATCAATTCTAAATATTGATCATTGTCGTAAGTGTGTAGACTTTTAGGGTGATTGCCACCTGTGTATTCTACCATCATCACCGGTTTATGAGTACGTATAGTGTTCATGGCTCCTTTGAGAACTTCAAATTCCCAACCTTCCACATCAATTTTGATAAAATCAACATTGTTGAAAGTGTACTCATCTAACTTATGGCATTGGATGTCATGTAGTACAGCACAAGATTGATGTCGGCCAAAATCTTCATCAATCATCTGAAAAGTTCCAGTGTTCTTGGAGGTTCTGTAAGTGCCTTGTCTTGATCCAGTTTTGTCGCCTAGGGCAAAATTATAACATTGAACATTGGATAAATTTTTAGTGTTTTTGATCAAACATTCATAATGAGCAGGCATAGGTTCAAATGCGTGTACCTGCTGAAACAATGTTGACCAATGATCTACGCTGATTCCTACATGTGCTCCTATATCTATTACTGTACAAAAACTATGTACATACTTTAAGGCCTGAATCCTAGAGTTCAATCCAAATAATCTTATGTTCTGGTTGAATTTTTCAAAATAATCTTCATAAGGTAGATTAAACCCATCAACTAAATGCATTGGGTATTTAGTCTACCCAACAATCTTCCAAACGGTTGACCTGTTGCAATTTCCTCTATAGTCCATTCTGTGTGGGCTATATCTTCCAACCAAGCCGTGCGATCTGGCATCCACGGCTTTTCTATATCCAACAAATCTAAGTTAGCCACTGGTGCAGCCAGACTATCTGTACCAACAAATGCCGGTACACCTGCTATAACACTTTGGCAACCTGGACCAGAGTTTTCGTTTATCACACACCATGCATTGGCCAAGTCAGTATCAAAATCAAAACTGTCATAGGTGTCGACTAGTGGACGAGGGTTGCGTACAGTAACACCTGCTATGCCAGCAATACGTTGCCTGGGATGAGGACGCACAACAATAGGCCTGTTGGTAACTGATTTAATCTTTGCAACAGTTTGTTCAACCCAGGCTCGTGGTTCAGGCAGCCCAGACCATTGCTCACTGTCACCGCGTTGTACAGCAATCACAATGTTTTCGCCTTGGTGCCAGGGTTGTAGATGTATGCCTAACTTGTGTGCTCGGTTGCGTTGACTGTTTTGTCCGAACCAAGCACAACGATTCACACCGTTTAGGCCTACCTTCCAGGTACGACCACGCTTCAACATACCTACTTCTAGCACAATCACGTCACGACCAGAGTCTCTAAATGTTTTCCAAACGTTCTGATTGTGTCGCATACGTCCGGACCAAAGATGGCTCCATATCACTGCCACGTCTGCGTCCAGATCGTGACTGTTAGATTGAATACCTAGGGCACGTAATCCCTGTTCAAAGGCTGCAAACACTGGCACTGAATTCTTGGCACCAAAGTTATTAAATAGACTGATTTTCATTGGGTTAAATAGTTATATATGTATAAAATAAACTCTCTGTGGTATTCTTCTGAGCCACCAAATGGATTTTTTAGTGAACGACTGCAGGAGGTGGTGGATGTACATTATCAAAATCGTTATCGTTGGTATGTGTACAACAATATTCCTCGCAAGCGTACCATGATTGATATTGGTGCCAACATTGGTATATTTGCTAGACCCAGTGCAGAGCAGTTTGAACATGTGGTATGTTTTGAACCAGTATTTAAAAACTTTGAAGTCTTGCAAAAAAATCTAGAAACATACAGCAATGTAGAACTCTATAACTTGGGTCTCAGTGACAAAGATCAAACAGTGACATTTGAATTACAAACTCTCAAGTGTGGACACACCAAACAAGTGGCAGAGTTTGTGCCCAACCCAGAGTTTGAACAACACACCGGAGAGTTGACCACACTGGATCGATTCAATTTTGAATCAGTTGACTGGATCAAGATCGATGTTGAAGGTTTTGAAAATGCAGTGTTAGACGGAAGTCGCGACACTATAAAACGTAATAGACCTTGGTTGTTGATTGAGGACAACGGTCAACAAGATCAACACAGACAATGGCTTAATGATTTGTGCGGCCCATATGAGGCAGCGCCGGTCAAGAGTAAAAGCAACACAATATGGATACCATTATGAAGCATTTACCATATGAACGACAAGGTTTTAGTCAAAATGACGAGACCGGAATCATTGAATATATGTTGGCAGGAATGTCAGCCCCAACAAAAACGTTTGTAGAGATTGGATTTGGTGATGGAACACAAAACATGACCCTGGACTTGCTACATCAAGGATATTGCGGTGTTGGTATAGACGGATGGGATTGGAATCCTTCTGTGACTGAGAGATGGCCGGATCAATTGATCAAAATACAGCGTATGATTTCTCCTGGCGATGTTGCACAATACATTCCAGAACAGTACTGGCAACCAGACTTTTTTAGTTTAGACATTGACAGTTTTGATTATGAAGTAGCGTCAACCCTGTTGAAATTGGGATTCCGCCCGGCCACAGTATGTTGCGAGATTAACAAGAACTTTGGTAACGACTGGGCCAGTTTTCCTTATGTTGAAAACCCAATAAAAAAAGTCACATACAATAGAAGGTTTCTTTATGGCTGTTCATTGTCAAAGTACAAAGATTTGTGGTCACAATATGGTTATGAGTATTTTACATTTGACACTAGAGCCGTGAATGCGTTTTGGTTCCATCCAGACCAAGTCAATCTAGATTTAGATGTTCCTAGAAATCAAACACTTGATGAGATAGATACTGCTATTATGAAACAACAAATTGCCGACCATCAGTATTGGAACAATAAACAAAACGAGATCTATCAAACAATATGAAATACGCAGTCGTTACAACATTTCATGCAGCCGGTTATGAAAAATACGCCAGTCGCATGATTGATACATTTTTACAAAACTGGCCAGCAGAAGTTGACCTGCACGTTTACACAGAAGATTGTGCTATCACACAGAGTGCGCCCAACTTACACGTGAGAGACTTACACGTAGTGAGTCCAGAGATTGTGGCATTCAAGCAACGCTGGGGCAACGATCCTAGAGCACGTGGCTTGGTTGCCACAGGTCCTGTTGATCGCAAAGGCAAAGCACCTGGCATAGGTTTTCGCTGGGATGCCATACGGTTCAGTCACAAAGCATATTCGGTTGCTCACTGTGCTGCCAACTGTTCGGCGGATGTGCTGTTCTGGATGGATGCAGACATGGTATGTCACACGCCCATAACATTGGATTTTATCACAAGTCAAATGCCTGCTGGCACAGGTCTGGCTTATTTGGGACGTGAAAAGAAGTTCACCGAATGTGGCCTGTATGGAATGAACTTGCAGGATCCAGTTACACGAGTCTGGCTAAAAGAATTCCAATTGGCTTATGATTCAGGACGCCTCATGACCATGGCAGAATGGAATGATTGTTGGGTATTTGATGAAACTAGAAAAGAAGTGCAAGCCGCTAACCCGGCCTGGCACCAACTCAACTGGTCAGCAGGACTAATCAAAGGCGAAGGACATCCGTTGATCAACACAGCCTGGGGTGCTTACTTAGATCATCTCAAAGGCAAGCGCAAAGACACAGGGCGTAGCAATGACAAAGATCTAATACGCCCTAGAACAGAAAGTTACTGGTCTTCTTCCGCAGTTTCTTGACTGTATTCCGCTTTGGAATGTTTGGCCTTGTAGTGTATCAAGTGTTCGCCCATTACTGTGTGCGGTAACGGTGTTTTGTAAGGTTTAGAAAATTCATGACAAAGGTCATTCACACGACATTGTTTGACCACTCCAAGCGCGGCGCCAAAAACATCATTGTCATAAAATCTACGCAAGTCAGCGTGGTCTCTTTTGTGATACCTTCTAATATATTCTGTTCTGAATGTTTTAAATTGCCAATGGCGGGTGTTTACAGCAAAAATTCCAGTTTCGGGTACCAGCCAGTTGCCTGTATTTCCTGCTTTGTCAGAAGTGTAAGTCACTCCCATGTACATGCTTAAACAGCCAGGTCGTAAAATGTTTTCCAACATTTCTATTGGCAAGTCTTTGATAGTAACAACGTCGGCGTCCATCCAAAAAATCCAATCTGCTTTTGAATGCTTAAGAGCATGCATAAAACTATAGGCCTTCTTAGCAAACTTTTTTTGACTTTGAGATAACCCAGACTCTTGTTGAAATTGTTCATAATCAGGATCCAACTCGGAAAAATCTATTTGCTCAATGCGTTTGTGCTCGGGCAATCTAAATTCTTCTACGTAACAGGTTAATTTTAATTGCTCGGGCCAGTATTTAAGAAAACTTTCTACACTGTCTCGACCAATAAGATCATAATAGTTCTGGTTAAAACTTGTTATAACTTGTATCATTTTTTTGCCCATTTTTTCATATGCGCCCAGCATGCACCGGATCGTAGTTCTTCGTGACTCCAGTGAAACTGTGAGATGCGTTGTATCCATGCCAGTCTGTCAGGAGTGTGTGGTTTTTCAATTCTGTTGAGCCCAGATCCTGCTATGTCTCTTGCTTGGCTGCGATCTGGATCGGTCACAAACACTGGTATGCCCTCTATAGCCGCTGCCACGGCAGGACTGGAATTGTGATTGACCACAGCCCAACAATTTTTAAAATCATGCATGAGAGTGCTGCCAGTTTTACTAAGATGCACATTTAACAATCTACGGCCAATACACAGTTTAAGCAAACGCTCACAGTATTTTATTGCCCGTTTGTCCCCAGGATGGGGGCGTATTCTAATAGGACGATCGGTATATTTTCTTATCTCTGCAATGGTTTTTACAGCCCAGTCAATCACGTCCCAACCAGCCATACTCCAGCCGCCGTCGCGTTGCAAGCACAACAATATATGGTCTCCTTGCACACGCCAAGATTCTAACTGTATGCCTGTTTGTGCCTGTATAGTTTGCCAACGATCAGGATCGGGTGCCTGATCACAGTATTCTCCGGTGTTGGGAAACACACCATCATAACTGTAGCGTAACCAATAGCCAGGATTGTCAGTGTTTCTATACAAGAATAAATTTGAATCGGCTATTACTGTTCTGCCATTATTGGCACGTTGTCCATCCACAATGTTTTGTCTCAATTGTAAATGAGCAGAGGTCTTTCCATGCTCGTGTACCCATCCTAGTATAACAGCCACATCGCTGGGCTCATATGTTAAATCGTCGGATATGATTCCTTCGTCATCTTGCGCATTTACACCTTGAATAAAATATCTCAGTGTGTTGCTTTTGTCTTGTGCTTTTTGCAAAGACTCTGCGGTGTATTGATCCTTTTTAGGCAAGGTAGCCAAATAACTTGTAACGTTCATTCTTGCATCATCCTAAATGCTGTGCCATTTTGTAGTTCCTTCACATGATATTGTCCGTAGGCCATGCTGTGGCACCAGGCATCTATTAGGTCTTGATTGGCCCAGATAGGATCTTCGATACTATTCAATGTAGTATTGGCCACTGGTGCTGCCACATGAGTTGGAGCCAGCACAAATGCAGGTACTCCTGCAAATATACTCTCTACAGCGGCCACACTGTTGAATGTGACCAAAGCGTGTACATCATTGACTAGTTCTTGACTCAATGGCGATGTGGCAACTCTATCTATGCGTTTTGGCAAACGTTGTCGCACTTCCACAGGCCGGTCTGTAAGTTGTTTTATCCTGTCTACAGTATCGTTTATCCATTGTGCTTGATCAATGCCGTAAAATCTACAAGGTTTTTCGTCAGGTGCCGCCACTATGATTCTTCGTCCGTGGCGTCGAGGTTGCAATGTGATTCCTAACTTAGACCATCGATCTGCTGGACGAGGGCGAATTTCTTTGTGCTGTAAATCATTCTTTACTATCCTGTGATAGACTTTGATACCACGAGGATTAGTAGCAGTTGCATTGTTGCCTGCATAGCCTGAGTCTACATACCAAAAATCGTGATTGCCTTCTCGGCATCGGTGCATGATTTTATGCTTGAGAATACCACGTAGTACCAGTTTTTTATGATCTACTTCAACATCATAATGAAAGTCAAAGTAGTCACTGTCGGTGGGTTCCGCACCGGCACTCTTGGCCAACATATTAATATACTCGTCTTGGTTGTTTTTGCTTAGAAAAAGAAAGTCAGTCATTTTGTTATCCTCAAACTACATTGTTGATGTTGACTGCGAAACAACGGAACAAATTCACGGTTGTGATTTGCGATCCATTCACCCAGTGCTTTGAATTCGCCTTGGTCCCAAAGATCGTATTGATCGTAATTTGCCCAGGGATACATCTCGTCAAACACAATCACAGTTCCAGGAACTATACGATCGTTTAACAAAGTTAGTACGGTAAGAGCACTTGAATACAAATCCGAATCAATATGTAAAAAACAAATGTTGCCTGAATTTTGTTCTAACCATGTGGGTATGGTATCATTAAACCAACCAGCAACCAATTCCACATTTGGCAAATTCACAAGTTCTTCGCCGTCAAGACTGAATTTGCCAGCCGGATGACTTGGCCCCTCTTGGGTGCTCTTTGTAAACCAAGGCTCGGGCAGTCCTATAAAACTATCAAAACCCCAAACTTTTTGTCGAAAAAAATGTGTGCCGATACGTGATACAGTTTTTCCTTGCCATACACCAAATTCCATAACATGTCCTGCGATAGTAGTAGATTTCAGTGCTTCTAAGAGGTGACGGTCTCGACGAGATTTTTTGCTGGTGTTTGACGATTTGACCACAACAGCATCATGAAAACAATCTATAGTATAATTACTACTGTTGATTATCATTGTGTATTTCTTTGTAAACAGTAGTCGGCCAAGAGATGTTCTCTATGCCACTCATCCGCCATTGGGGTAGTAGCAAACTCATGAAAGCATGGCGTACCAAGGGTGTAATGCAATAACTTAGCATCTGGATTTGGCCCGTATTCATCGGGCAACCAGTTCCACTCTCTTGGCAATTCACCGATGCGCTCATCATCTAACCACGTGAAGCGGTGGAGGAAACTGCCTGTGGATTGTTGGACAAAGTCGGGAGTAAGTCGCCGGTTAGGAAAACTGTTACAATTCCATAAAATAACGCTACTCCAATTTTTTCTTGGGTAATCTTCATTCTTTGCGCCTAGGTACTTTTCTGTCATTCGAGTTCGATAATCGTGTTTGACTATTTGCACATCTTTGGTAACATCACGCTGTTCCCACAGTTCAACTATGTCACTACGCACAATCATATCACCATCAATAAAAATTGCATGCCCAGAATATTCCATCAAATGCGGCACAAGGAAACGACTGTAGATAAAATGATTTGACCCGTCAGTGTGTGTTTCTTCGTAATCTTCGAATAAGTTCAGGGCCAGGGGAATGATAGCAACTGGTCGCGATGCGTGTCGAATGATAGAGTTAGCACAGGTATGATATGCTACTGCTTCTCTAGGATCATATCCAACAAAGACAGGAATAGGTTTCATCGGCGTTCAATGTCCTCTTCCACACAATCTTCGCCGTATTGTATTTCAATTAGTCTGAGCGGATGATCAGTTTCGTTGCACAGTTGATGCCACTCATTGAGTCTAATCCAGGTACTTTGATGTCTTGCTGGACTAGCCAATAGATCTCGATCAGTTGAATGTGGATCTACTGTGTATACTGTGGCTTCTCCTTCGGCAACAAACCAGAACTCAGCACGTTTTTCGTGACGTTGCATGCTTAGACATGATTTAGGTGAAACTGTTAGTTCTTTGAGTTTGACGTGAGTACCCACTTCGTGTAGCACACGATAGTAGCCCCAAGCACGTTCGGTACGAGGCTTTTTCCAGTTTTCAAGAATCCAACTACTGGAGTTGGCTTTGTCGTTGCCACCTACACCAAACACAAACTCCACATCATCGAATACCATTTCTGGAATGTTGTCTTGTGTGCGATCTCCACCGTTGGCAAACACAATCTCATCGTTGGGATACTTGTCTCGAACCTGGCGAATAGCATCACAAGCAGTATCATCACTGTCGTCAAATGCAATCACTTCGCCAACCATGTGTAGGTTATCTAGTATGGTCATACGTTCACGCCATGACATGAACGGTCGCCCTTTTTTGCGTGTGAGCCACTCATCCGAGTTTAGACCCACAACCACATGATCGCCCAAATGATCAGCATGGTTAAGCAAAGAGATATGCCCAGAATGTAGTGGATCAAATCCACCAGTTACTATAACAATTTTCATATGAATATTTATAGACGTATATAATGGTAAATATAAAAATGCAACATTTCTATCAAGACATTGCCGGCTTTATGAGTCACAAAAACACAGTGATGCTTGACTTAGTACTGGATCAATTTCCTAACTCAGGCACCTGGGTTGAACTAGGATCGTGGACTGGACGCAGTGCGGCCTATTGTGTGGTTGAGTTGCTCAATCGACAAAAACTAGGTGAATTTTATTGTGTGGACAGTTGGAAAGGCGAGGCTGCCATAGAATATGACCCTGACACTGTACAAGATCTCAAAAAAATATTTAAACAAAATGTAAAGCCAGTGGTCAAACACATTAATATGTTAAACATGATGAGTTGGAATGCGGCCAAAAGGTTTGACGATAATTCTGTGGACTTTTGTTATGTAGACGCAGGACACAGTTATGAAGCAGTGACCAAGGATCTTCAAGCATGGTGGCCAAAAATGCGTCCAGGCGCTATGTTTGGTGGAGATGATTACACCAAAGGTTATCCTGGAGTACAACAGGCAGTATGGGACTTCTTTGGCCCACAAGACATAAAAGTACGCAGAGCCGGCCGTTGCTGGTTGGTAACAAAACCAAATGATACCGAGCAAGTTGATTTAAATAACTCATGAATACAACCTGGTTAGAACACTATCGTAGCACATACTACGAATTATTAAGTCCTGAAGTTAGTGGAGCAAAACGACTACTAGTAGAGGGCATTTACAAACGAGCCATTGGCTTTGATATCATGTTTCGTTTGTTGCTGAATCAGCGCAGAGAAAACTTTTCTATTATTGAAACTGGTACCTTACGCACACCTGGTAACTGGAAAGACGGGCAAAGTGCCGCACTGTTTACAGAATTTGTGGACTGGCATGACGGTCAAATGCGTAGTGTAGATATTGATCCAGAAGCAGTTGCGGCCGCACGTAGACACATAACCAGTGATCGATTTAGCGTGGCTTGCAGTGACAGCGTTGCCTGGCTTGAATCATTGAATGACTTGAATCAAGTTGATTTGTACTATCTAGATTCCTGGGATGTCAAGTGGGATGATGATACCGATAGTGCCAACCATCACCTAAAAGAGTTTCGAGTAATTGAACCATACCTAAAACCGGGTTGTGTAGTGGCTATAGATGACAACAGTCGTTGGTATGCTAACAATCGCCGTACTGGCAAAGGTCGCGCTGTTGTGGAATATCTTGAAACAAAGAATCACTTGCCCATTTACGACGAATATCAAATTATATTTCAATTCTAATGGTCATAGATACATTTTTATTCAATGACGAATTCGACATGCTGGACATACATCTAGCAATCACCGACCACTATGTTGACCGTTGGATAGTGTTGGAAGCCAGTAGAACATTTAGTGGTATACCCAAGCCCTATAACTTGATCAACAATTTACAACGGTATCAAGAAAAGTATCCAGATCGTATCCAAGTGGTTACTCTGGAACTGAATGAAGATCAAACCAACTTGATTTGTGAAACCATGATGCGACAAGGCCTACAGCCCGTTATTGATCAATACAGCGCAGATGACATTGTTATACACGGCGATCTTGATGAGATTGTAGATCCTACCAAATGGTCGGCCATTGTTGACTTGATGAACACTCATGATCGTCCAGTTACTTGCGGATTTGAAATGTACATGTACCGTTTTGATCAAAAGGCCGACCGTAATTGGAAAGGCAGTGTGGTTGCTAGAAAGCGTATGTTTGTGACTCCACATGAATTGTACAAAGGACAAAACGTCAAACGCAAAGACCGCAGTCATTGTGTGGGACTCAAAGAACCAGTGGGATGGCACTGGACTTGGATCGGAACTGATGAATTGGTAAAAAATAAAGTTGTAAGTTGCATCGAAAGTCAGCATCGAGATCCTGAACAAATACTTGAAGCATTTAAACGACTAGATACTATTTCAGCAATCAATCACAAGTGTACTACACGCACTATCAACACAACTTACCCTGCACTGGTACAGAATGTGTTGAAGAATTACCCACAATATTGGAATCATGCGCCGGTGGCCAAATGAAAACTCGCGAGCAACTAAAACAAGAGCATCGTGCGTCTAGAGAAGCACATCGTGCGGCCAAACGTCAAGAGCCTGTTATTATTAAAGAAGACCCTAATGCACCCATTGACTGTGCTTGTGTAATACACGGCGATGTTTACAGTTGGAAATATGTAGACACTCTCTACAGCATGTTATCACGTAATCTTTCACGTGAAATTCGCATGCATGTTTATACAGAAGAGCATCGTGCAGTTCCTGCACACATGATCAAACATGTGTTGACAGAATGGCCGGGCATACGTGGAAGTAAAAAATCCTGGTGGTACAAGATGCAGTTGTTCAACCCTGCTCATCACTCAGGACCTTTACTTTATCTAGATCTTGACACAGTGATAGTAAACAGTTTAGATTGGATAACGCAACTGGGCCAGGCGACGCTTTGGACCATACGTGATTTTAAAACTCTTTGGAAACCCAAATTTCAAGGTATCAATAGCAGTGTAATGTATTGGCACACAGAAAAGTTTGCTAAAATTTGGACAGAGTTTGCTGAACAAGATATTCCTAAACTGTGTGCAAAGTATCACGGTGATCAAGACTATTTGTCTACTGTGTTGAAACCCAATCAAAGACGTTTTTTCCCACAAAAATCGGCTCTAAGTTGGCGATGGCAAGCACTAGATGGTGGCATGGATCCTTACACACGCAAGCACCAGAGTCCAGGACTGGGCACACAATTTGGCCCAGAAACCAGCCTGTTGATTTTTCATGGACAGCCCAAGCCCGATCAAGTGACGGATCCTGTAATAAAAAACCACTGGCACTAGGCTAAATACATCAAAAGGGAGATACCGATATGGGTACAAAACAAGTTAAAATGGAGTTCCAAGTCGCGGCAGATGATGGAGCATTAGCACAAGTAACTGTCACAGCAGGCGGCACACAAGTGTTTTCCGGTTCGTTAGCACAAACTGAGAATCCCCTTCCCGGGCAAGTTTTTAACGATTCAGCACCATTTAGTTTGGTTGAATTTGAGTTGAACGTAGACGACATGCCTGTACCACCAGGTAACGGTGATTCTCACGGACAATGGACCACGTCAACTGATATAACTATTGCTGTATCAGGCGGTAGCGTTTGTCTCCAGGAGACTCTGGCAAATTACACAGCCCAATGGGTTGAAATCACCCCGCCAACAGATCCCGCTACATACCAGATAGTGTCAGGCTCTGCTGACACATTCTATACATTACGATTTGCCACACAACCAGTTTGGACTCCGATTGCATTACCAGATGGCAGACTTTACATTGCTGACAACATGAACACAGGCCCAGGTTCGTTGTTGCTGTTAGATAATGAGTCGGTTGCTTACCAAGTGGCAATGACTTTTTATAGTGCTTAAAAAGTAAACCCAAAGTATTACCAACTAAAAAGTACTACTTTTGCAATAACCCTGCCTTGTGCAGGGTTTTTCTTTGGTGTTTGACTGGAAATTGACAATTTGCTACAATAGTGGCATACAAACAAAAAAGGAACCCGAAATGAATATCAAACTCAAAGCCGCATTACAGACAGCAGGAATCCTTGCTGTGATTTGTACCGTATCAGTTGGTTTACAACTTTTGTTAGCAGGTTTAACCGCAGATGAAATCTCTAAGATTCTGTCAGTAGGAAGTATTACACTTTTGGTATATTGCATGTACCAACTAGTGCTGAACCGCTTGGAATACACCCAAAAACTAGACGAAATTACTAAAAAGTAATACTTTCTGCGTAGTTGACCAATAATTCCAATTTTGCTATAATATAGACTTAGTAACACACAAAAGGGCTAGTAACCATGAGTGCAATTCGCGTAGTAAACGGTACATACCGTAACAAACC